CATTGAGCCGGACAAGGCTACGTTTATCATTGGTACATCGGTTGGTACCATGTCCTTTTCATTAAAAAATTTAGAATCGGCGAGAACAGAGGTAAAATCGCTCTTGCTATTCTTTTTAAGCTTATCCATTATTGACATACTTTTCTCCTACAAATAATATAATTATAACATAAATTCATCTAATTGTACAGGATTATTTTTTACTGTGAGAGATTGAGTTTTATTATCCTGCATTAAGTAATCAGTTTCCATCAACTGATTATCTAGTCGTCCATCGCAAAATCTTACGACGTGTTCAGCCATGTCTTGAGCTGTAGTGACTGGTACATTTTGGCATATATGATTAACATTCTTGATACCGCCTTGTAACATAAAATCTTCTGGTAATTTCATTATTGACAAACACTCGCGTACTGTTAAGAACCTGTCTTCGTCTGGATGAGTTAACATAGTTGGTAAGTGACCAACAAAAGCTCCAATGTAATCTTTTGGAAACTCTATATTTTTTCTCATAATATTGCCACCAGATTCGAGCTTTCTATGTATTCTCTCACATTTTGCTGCGTCTCTGTCGTAGCCATTCTTAAACATCCATTGACCTACTTTATTGTATTTTGTCTTTGATTCGATATAAGTTAACACGTTAATCGATTTTGTTATTCTAGTATCTTGAAATTCTTTATGCGATATTCCGCCCTCTAGTTCTTCGAGAACGTATCGATAGTACGGGTTTTGACTAGGAACGTTAGAATTAGTAAGAACATTCATAGGGTCGTCTGACCTGCGTTTCACGGAACGAATCGTGTCTTCAATTCTTTCGTATCCTCTTTTTATATATTCAAATCTTGGTATCTTATCACCCTTCCAGAAAAAATAAAATGACCTATCTCTTACTTGTCCTAGTCCGTGAAGAATCGACTTTGTTTTATATACCGAGAAAACGTATCCGTTTTCTCTCCCAATTCGTCTAAGATTTTCACGGACCGGCTCTCCAGCTTGCGAAGCGAATCTTGGTGCGTTTTCACCCCAGAATACTTGAGGTTTGAGTTTACCCAAGACAAGACTCGCTGTGGTAGGCATCCAATCATTAATAGCAGCATCTGAACTAGCTGAAGGATTGAGACTGCTGAGGCCAGCACAAGGACAAACAGTGTTGATAACATCGACAGAAGGTAAGTCAGGTACCCTGCCATCTCCGACAAGATGATAAGGAACTTTTCCTTTGTAATATTCAACCAAGTTAAAATCGTTTGCTTTGAAATCTTCATAACTTAAAATATACTCCGGTTTCTTATTAAGAATATTTTGCATCGCGATTGTTTCACCACCAATCAAAGGTACTATACTAGCATACTTCATCAGTGTGGCACCGTACGCATTACAATATATTCATCCACTTTAACAGTTGGTTTCCAACCAAGTGATACTAAATCAGCATTATTTGCTGTATTATCTTTTGCCTCGCATTCTTCTCCGTGTACTATTGGTAAGTCTATATAGCCTCCAATGTCAGCAAGACTACGAACTTGATGACCGATGCCAGTACCAATATCATACGCAGGCTTTAATAATCTTATGTCTTTGCTCATAAGTAAAGTTATAGCTTCGACCACGTCTTTAACGTGTATAAAATCTCTAGTGTGATCAGTTACGTACTTAAGATTTCCATTTAACAGCGTAGGAATAAACATATTTTCTCTAGCTCCTTCACCGTATACAGTAGTAAATCTTAAGCCAACCTGATGTGGAAATGCAGTTTCTTCGTTTACTTTTTTAGTAGTACCATAAGGTGATAGCCACCAGTTATGAATACAAGAAGAAGACGCGTACATTAGTGGTATGTTATTATATGTACATATTTTCTGTATACGCGTAGTATTTTCCACGTTATTAACCCAGTATTTTTGTGGGTCTTTTATACTTTGTCTAACATTAGCGTGCGCTGCAAGATGAATTACGTAACTTATTTCATGTGGATTAAAGTCTTGAACGTCATTAGATGGCTCGTTACGTAAATCCCACTCAACTATTTCATGGCCATCTTCTTTTAGTCTTTTCATCAAGTGGCTACCTATAAAACCACGTGAGCCTGTTAAAGCTATTTTCATGTAAAAAAGTCCTCCAATGTGTTTGGTTTTTCTTCGCCTGTCCAGTGTGGATACGCGGCTCGTGATAAGTGTATTGAATGTGGCATTTCCATATTTTTAAAATCTAGTTGACCATCTCTATTTAAGAGATAATCTGTCCACTTAATTATTTTTACTCTTTTTGCTTTTGTTTTAAGTGTCTCATAAAATGCCATTCTGGCTGAGTTTCTCTGTTCCCAAGTACCCCAAAATGGTTTACCTTTGTAATAGCCAGACTTTGGTAATTTTCTAGATTCGTCTTCTATTGGAAGAAGCTCGTATATTGATACGTCATCTATTGGTAGTTTTTCTGCAGCTTGAATATATCTTGAAGCTAACTCTATAGCGTTGTCTATATGATTACCTTCTACTCTGCAAAGATGGTGTCTTATATCGATATTACCAAAGTATAATTCTACTTTATTAAATGTATTTATAGGGCCAGCATCTTCAATAAATTCTTCGAATCCAGTCTTTAAAGCTCCATTGAGAGTTTTAAAAGGTACTGAATTAACTACCCAATCTGGTCGATACATGCAAATAGCATGACTATCACCAATGACTATTTTGTCAGTCAACTTTGGATATTTAATAAATTCAGCAGTATCATGCATTCTTTTTAAATTATCTAAATCTACGTCATGCCACGCATTTAATATAGCTCCACCAGTCTCTTTGGCTCTATCTAATCTTTCTTTTATCATTTCATGATAAGCTGGAAATTCAATACCAACAGAATAGACCTTACCTTTAAACTGAGAAAAGTTACGAGTATTTTCTACGTATGGAAAACCTTTGACACCACCAAAAAAGTTTAATCCTCCAGTCCAGTCGCTACCGTGATAGACATACATCTCATCGAACTCGTTGTGGTCTTCTATCTTACCACCCCAATTGATTTCTATATCAACTCCAGTTTGTTTTAACATGTCAGCATATATTACGCCTTGAGCGCCACGATGAGATTGTGGCCTAGCTGCAATTGGAATAAATGGACAATTCATTATTGCTGTCATACAAAGAACTCCTCTAGTGTATTTTGATCTGTAAGTTCAGTTGCTCTCGATACTTTACGTTTTTCACATAGTTTTTTATTTTCTCTTATCTGTAAGTATATTCCAAACTGACAAGATAAAACTTCAGTACCATAATATTTTAAACCATCTTGTTGTTCTCTAAATAACTTAGTACCATCTGGCATATCAATATTATAAGCTTCCGGATGAAACCAGACATCTTTAGTAAGTCCACATTCTTCAGCATTTTCTCTTAAGAAGTAAATAGCTTCAGCGTATAATTTACGTGGAGCGTCTGGCCACATTCTATTTATGAGATATACAGCACCGGGACCGGGAGCACAAAATCTATCGTCATGATAGTACTTCATTTG